CTCGGAATCAGCGATCGCAATCGTCGGAAATCGTGATCACAATCGATTGGAATCAGTGATCACAATGGCGCGGAATACACAATCACCGCCTTGGACAAGCTTATAAACTAAGCGGCGACAGATGGGGCAGGGGTGTTGGGGCATTGGTTCACCTGTTTTACGTGGCTCTGTAAAATAAGTGAAGCAATGCTTCAAACATTTGTCAAGGTACACGTCAAAAGGCGGCAAAAGCGCCCACTACCACTGGTTGGCTTGACTACTTGTTGCTTGACTTGGGGGGAAGGGGGTGTAGCGCGAAGTATTCGACGGTATCCCTATTATCTTCGGCAATCTCGTCCATGCGGGCGTCTTCCTCGGCTTGCTGGTACGGTTTGAGGCTGTGGTAGCGGACTAGCAAGGCACTGTCTCTTGGGTCCAGATTGTGCCGGTTTCCGGTGAGCAGCTCATCGACCGTCATCCGTAGCGCCCTTGCGAGTGGTACCAGGTGTTGCACACTGATCGGCTGACCTTTCTTCCAGAGCCCCACCGCGTTCTTCGTGACCTGCATTATGGAGGCGAGTTGCGTGTCGCTGAGGTTCAGCTTACGCATTGCCTCTAAAATGCGGCGCGCGCGCTGTAGGTCGGTTGGCGGCGCCTTCTTACGCGTCGTTGTGGTGTTAAGCATTGCTTAAATTTTAAAGTGTCGGCAACATCAGGTAGCAATAGTCATACTTGATTTCGCGTAATAGCGCTGCTTCACTCAAGGAGTTATGCCCTCAGCGATTGAGCAGGCGGTTGAGATTGTTGGCTCCCAGGCGCTCCTAGCGCGCGCTCGGGGTGAGCGTTCCCTGTGTTCATCAATGGCTTAATGGCGAGCGTCCGGTGCCTGGGCGTCGATGCCTGGCCATTGAAAAAGCCACCAAGGGCCGAGTCTCGCGCTATACGCTCCGCCCCGACATCTACGGCGAGCCCGCCGATCCCTGCCCCTGCCGCGCGAAACGCCGGTGACCTGGTTGCCGGAGCGCCTACCCTGCCCCCAAAAAAGGACATCCCGCAGGCCAGCCTAGCCCCGCTCTTTACCTGGCGCTCGGCGGTCGCCTCCGCCCAGGGTCCGAAGAGTCCGACCACGCGCTTGGTGCTCCTGGTCTTGTCCCTGCACATGAACGAGCGCGGGGGGTCGTGTTTTCCCACCACGCTGAAGTTGGCCGATGAGACCGGATTGTCCGAGCGGGCGGTCTGCACGCACCTGATGCAGGCCGAACAGGATGGCTGGTTGCACAAGACGAGCGGTGTGTTCACGGGTCAGCGGTGGCGCCGCTCGGTGTACAAAGCGACGATCCCTGCGGAAGTCAAAAAGGCACTGAACGACGTTCAGCACCACCTTGTGGATAAGCTATCTACAGAACCCCGTGAGGCACTGAACGACGTTCAGCACCTTCCGAACGAGGCACTGAACCTGACGACAGAAGGCACTGAACCTGACGACATTAAGGCACTGAACGACGTTCAGTGTAGTTCTTCAGTTAACTCTACAAAGAACTCTACAAGTCTCTGCAATCCGCACGCGCACGCGCGCGCGAGAGTTGGGCTCTCGCGCGCTGGGGATGACGACTGGCAACGCTGTCTAGACCGCCTCAAGAAGGAAATCCCAGCACACGAGTTCAACACCTACATCCGTCCCCTGCAGGTGTTTGCCCACGAGGGGGTGTGCTGGGTACTAGCGCCGAATAACCACATCCTGGATCGGCTCAAGGCGGCCTATTTGCCGCTTATCCACCAGACGCTCCAGGAAGTCATGCAGCTACCCGCCGACTGCATCCGCATTGCTGTCGGCACCGCCGTCACTCGCCATTGACAGCTTGGAAAAACAGAGGAGGTTATGCAGGATGGGAGTAGGTAGTCTCACAGCCCGCGAGCGGGAGGTGCTGAGCTGCATGCTGGTGGGTCTGTCCAGCAAACAGATCACGAGGCGCTTAGGGATCAGCCCCCACACCGTAACCTTTCACCGCGCCAATCTCCGGACCAAGCTGCGCCAGCAGGGCGCCCAGGAGCTTTTGCGCTGCCGGCACTGCGGGGCGAAGCTGGTCGAGAACGCTTCGGGTGCGTAGCCGGATGCCCTCGTATTTCAGCCCGCGGCGCGGCGAAGCGCACCCGCAAGCGAAGCTCTCGGACTCCGAGGTCAACTTGGTCCGTACGCTGTACCAGCAGACCGATCTCGGCTACAAGAGCATCGCGCGCAAGTTCGAGGTCAGCCCCGAGTGTGTGCGAGATATCGTCAGGGGCCGGCGGCGGTGAGCCCCTGGATCGATGACGCGCTGCTCGAGCGCTTGTTGCGCTGGGCGGATTGGGCGCGCGACCAGATCGCGGCCGGGCGCGACTACCCCAGCCAGGCCTCCTTCGTGCTCACGGTGAAAGGACGGCAGCTGGAAGATTGCAGCGAGGAGATCGCCGAAACCGAGCGCGCCATCAACGCTTTGCCCCCGGAGCTGCGCGAGGTGGTGGTGCAGCGGTTCGTGCGCAATGGCTCGGTGGGGGAGAAGGCACGGGCCTGCCACTGCGATCGGGTGACCTTTGGGCGACGCCTAGTGCTCGCCTGTCGGGTGTTGCAGGTGCGGTTCGCCCTGCGAAAAGCCGATCCTTTATCCAGGGGTTGCAACGCCATTTAGGCGTTTATCCATCGTCTATTCAACTACTTAGTGCATGGTGGAAAACACTGTATAAATAGGGGGTGTGCATAGGTTGTTACATTTTGCCCTTTTTTTCTGCTATGTTTCGTTAGACTTCGGGAGAAGTGTCGATAAGGCCGGGAGCGGAGCGCTGCTTACCGGCTTTTTTATTGCCTAACATGTTGAAAATCAGTGTGAAATCAGATATCGAGCGGGCCTTGGCCAGGCTCAACGCCCTGCAGCGCCAGGTCGTGCCGACCGCCACCGCCCGCGCGTTGAACAAGACCGCGGCTCAGGCGCGCACCGAGGCGGCGCGCCAGATCAAGACGCGCTACCAGATCCCCACCCGGGTCATCAGCCGTGCCATCACCCTCACCCAGCGCGCCAACCGAGCCCAGCTAACGGCGGTGGTCGAGGCCAGTGGCCACCCACTGCCGCTCATCGCCTTCCGGGCCCGCCAGACCCGCCGCGGGGTCAGCGTGGAGGTCACGCGCGGCGCTCGCAAGCTGATCCGCAGCGCCTTCATCGCCACCCTGCGCTCCGGGCACAAGGGCGTCTTCGCCCGCGGCGTTTACTCAGGCGGGCGCTTCATTCCGCACCCTCAGCGCCTGCCCATCACCGAGCTTATGACCCTCGGCATCCCCCAAGGATTTAGCAACCGCGCGGTCGAGCAGGCTCTGCGCCAGAAGGTCACCGAGAAGTTCCCCGCCATTTTCGACCACGAGCTCGCTTTCGCCCTCAGTCGCCAGTAGCCAGTAGGTTCTTTCCGGGGTTGGTGTCCATGCGGAGCCTACGACCGCGGGAATGCGCTAGTGGCTGGGGCTTGGGAAGAGGGATCAGATGGATCAGTTAGTTAGCAAGAGAGCCTATGCAAAGCTCCGAGACTGGCCTCCTAGCTACGTCATGCGGTTGGGTCAGAAAGGCCGATTGGTGATGAGCGGTGAATTGGTGGATGTGCAAGCGACCGACAAGCTGTTGGCCGAGACTGCAGATCCAGCATGGGCCTTGAGCGAAGAGAATGACCAAGCCGCAAGCGACAAGAGTCCGACCTTCATCCAAGCCAAGACCAAGCGCGAATGGCACGAGGCGCAGATGGCCGAGATCAAACATAAAAAGCTGCTCGGGTCGCTAGTCGATGCCGAGGACATGAAGCGCGCGGACTTCGCCATCGCGCGGAGGATACGCGATGCACTGCTGGCGCTGCCCGACCGATTGGCACCGACCATCGCTAGCAACGAGAGCGATGCGCGGCGCGTGCATGGCCTCCTGAGCGCTGAGATCGAGCAGGTGTTGCATGGATTGTCCCGAGAATTTTCTGACGGAGGCGAAGCCGCGGCAAGCCCTAGACCAGAAGCGTGAGACCTACGCTCGGGCGCTGGCTCCCGACCTGCACCTCACGGTCAGCGAATGGGCCGATCGGCACCGGGTGCTGTCCGGGGTCTCGGCCTCCGAGCCCGGCCCCTGGCGCACCGAGCGTACGCCGTACCTCAAGGCCATCATGGATGCGCTCTCCCCGCACGACCCCTGCGGCGAGGTCACGTTTCAGAAGGGCACCCAGGTGGGGGCGACGGAGGCCGGCAACAACTGGGCGGGCTACATCATGGCCAACAGCGGCGGCCCGGTGATGGTGGTCTACCCGACCAGCAACACCGCCAAGCGCGCCAGTAAGACCCGCATCGCGCCGATGATCGAGCACTGCCCGGTGCTGGCCCAGCGGGTGGCGAAACCTCGCGCGCGCAACGAATCCAACACGGCCTTGATGAAGGAATTCGAAGGCGGGGTGCTCGTGCTGGCCGGGGCCAACTCGGGTCCTGAGCTGCGCAGCGCGCCGGTGAAATACCTGTATCTGGATGAGCTGGACGCCTATCCCTACGATGTCGATGGGGAGGGGGACCCGGAGGTGATCGCGATCAAGCGCACCGACACCTTCGCCCGGCGTAAGGTGTTTCGCACGAGCTCGCCCAAACTGGCCGGCACCTCGCGGATCGCGCGCGCCTACGAGCGCTCCGATCAGTGCCGCTACCAGGTACCCTGCCCGCACTGTGCGGAGAGGCAGCCCTTGGTGTGGGAGCAGCTGCGCTGGGCGCTGCGCACGGTGGCCGAGCTCATCTGTACCCATTGCGGCGTCATCGCCGAGGAACAACCAGCAGAGAAGGGCGCGGTCGCAGCAGATGGACGCGCCCATATTTTTAGGACGCACTGCGAGAGCTGCGGCGCGGCGTTTGGCGATCAGGAGATCAAGCACCGCGAGACCGACGATGTGGCGGCGGCCTGGTATGAGTGTGCGGGCTGCGGCGGCGTGATCCCCGAGCACCACAAGAGCACGATGCTCTCGCAGGGTAGTTGGGTGCCCGCGCACCCGGAGCGCTCGAGCGAGCACCGCGGGTTTCACCTGAACGCGCTCTACTCGCCCTTGGGCTGGTTCTCCTGGCGCGCCGCGGTGATGCAGTACCTGGCCGCGGAGAACGCCAAAGATCCGAAGCTCGTCCAGGTGCTCCATAACACCGTGCTGGGCGAGCCCTACCGGCCGGAGAGCGAGGCGCCGGACCTCGAGGCTTTGCGCGCCAGGGTCGAGACCGACTGGCGCTTGGGCGAGATCCCGGCCGGGGCGCTCCTGCTCACAGCCGGCGTGGACGTGCAGGGCGATCGCCTCGAGCTGGTGGTCAAAGGCTACGGCGAGGGCGAGGAATCGTGGCTCATCGAATGGCAGAGCCTGCATGGAGATCCGGCGCAGATGGGCGAGGGCTCGGTGTGGGCGGAGCTGGACAAGCTGCTGGAGAAGGTGTGGACCCACCCCGGCGGCGGCCTGCTCAAGGTTGCCGCTCTGGCCATCGACTCCGGAGGGCATCACACCCAGGAGGTGTACGAGTACTGCCGCCATCGCCGGGGCCGGCATGTGATCGCGGTGAAGGGCAGCTCGCGCGCGGGCAAGCCCATCCTGGGCCGGCCCACCGAGCAGGACGTGAACTTCCGCGGCAAGCTACTGAAGGGCGGGGTCAAGCTGTGGCCGGTGGGGCCGGACACGGCCAAGGCGCAGGTCTACGCGCGGTTAAAGCACGCGCCGCCGGGGCCGCGCACGATGCACTTCCCGGCCGGGCTGCCGGATGAGTATTTCACCCAGCTGACCGCCGAGCGCCAGGAGCTGACCTATCGCCACGGCTATCCGCGCTATGAGTGGCGCAAGCACCCGGGTGCCCGCAACGAGGCCCTGGACTGCGAGTGCTACGCTTACGCCGCGGCGCTGTACGCCGGGGTGCAGCGGGCGAACTGGGCGCGGCTGGCGGCGGCGATGAACCCGCTGCAGAAGAGCTTGTTTCCGGTCGCACCGCCAGGTGGTGCGGCCGTGGATAAACCCACAGTACCGACGCAACCCGTGCAGCCTATGATGCCGAATGTCACCCCCTCGATCGCGGCGCGGCCCAACGGGCGCCGCGTCCGCAGCAGCCTAGGAGTCCGCTAAAAAATGGCCGGGATCACCCTCACCCAAGCGCAAGCGCATTTGGATAGCTGGCTCGCCGCCGACACGGCGGTGGCGCAAGGCCAGAGCTATGCCATCGGCATCCGCACCTTGACCCGCGCCCAGGCGCGCGAGATCAGGGAGAACATCGAACACTGGGACCGCCAGGTCAAGCGCCTCACCCGAGGCGGCGGGATCCGAGTGCGCGGGATCACGCCGGGTTAGCGCATCGCGTGAGTGCCCAGCTACGGTTGTTTGAGGCACCGCTCTGCGGGCTCTATCCGATAACCGTGCAGGAGGCCAACCGCTGGCTAGTGGAGTGGGCACACCGCCTTGGCCCGTGCGAGCGACCGTTTCGCCAGGAAGCCTATTGTCTAGAGTTGCGCGACCATCCGATCGCGGTGGCTATCTCAGCGTCCATCGTCAACGGTCCCGTTGCTGGGTTTGAGCGCGGCGAGGTAGACGCGGTGTACGGAAAAAAAACACTCTGGGTGTGGGAATACCATTGGTG